CAGCGAGTTCAAATTCAATAACAATTACCGCGCTTTTATGGCTCGAGAGATCATGCAAAATAACCCAATGCTTGAAGGCTTTTTCAGCACCCGCAAATCAGCTGCGGACCTAACAGAGGACTATTAAATGAACCTTAAACGACTTGCAATAATCACAATAACAACCTACGGATTATGTGCACTCTGGGCGATCACAGGCGTACAAGAAACAACCGCCGACCTTACTATCGCACCCAGGGAAACGATCACATTGCAGGACCTAACACCCCAGCAACAAATAGAACGGGCAGTCGAATTAACGTCTACGACCAGCACGACGACAAGCACCACAACAACCGTTCAGCCGTCTACGACCGTAGTCGCAGTACCAGCAGACACTAAATGCCAAGAATGGTTCCCTACTGCTATCTCGGTCGGCTGGCCCAATGATCCAGCAGTTTTAGAAAAGTTGGGTCGTCTGCTCTATAAGGAGACCCGATGCCAAAATGTGAGTTACACCCACCCACAGTTCAACGGCCATGACCACGGTGTCGCACAAATCAACGAAATCCATACTAAATGGGTTGAGGAACTGTTCAATATGCCGTTCCGTGAATCCATGTCAGACCCCACACTCAACCTCCGTTTTGCGTATCTGCTTTATGAAGCAACCGAGGAATCAGGCGGGTGCGGTTGGAAACCCTGGTCTTTGTGTTGAACATTTACCGACCTGACTGGCAAACCCTTGCAGCTTGTCACGACTTACCACTCGACTTATTCTTTCCCAGTTCCGGTATGCAATCCCTGCGAAACATCAACGTCATCAAGCCTTTTTGTGCAGTCTGCCCTGTTGTCGTTGAATGTCTTGCTTATGCGCTGTCGCACCCAGACGAACGCGGGATATGGGCGGGCACCACAGAGAACGACCGACGCAAAATCAGATCAAAAAACTTTCAGGCCACAGCCCTGGTCTATAGTGACGGAAAGTACCGACAAGTAAAGGACCCGACATGACTGACCAACTCGCCGTAGTAAGTGCTGCTATTGCTAAAGCAGATATTGCTATGAAGGCCGCCGCCTGGCAGATAGAACGCTTAACCGACGATGTGTCTATGTTGCGCAAAGCTTTATTTGAGTTGGCGTATGTTGCTGAGGAGCACGGCATTTATCTGTCAAATATGACTAAGTCGACACAAGACGCGATCGTCGCTATGCGTCTAGGCGGTTTTAAATGAACGTCATTTTGTGCCAAGAATGCCAAATGGAATTGCACCATCATGACATGCGCCTGCAACCAATCCTTAAAGGCATATGTCTCGAATGTGGCTACAAAGGTAATTGGGAAGGTTTAACCCAAAATGAACGTGCCAGGTGCAATGACCTGTTGAACTATCTACGCATGACGCCTGAACAACAACGGGCATTTGACAGAAACTTGGGCAGCTGATGGACCTCATAAACCATTGCGAAATCTGTGACGCACCATTCGGCACTGGCGATATGAGGATGCAGGCCGAACTTCGTGGCATCTGTTTACTGTGCGCAGAGGAAGGCGAATTCTTTGGGATGACATTGGAGGAGACAACTCGGTGCGTCGCAATGATTCGAGTCGTCAGGGCCGAGAGGATAATGACTGCATTTCAACGCAAACTACAGAAGGACATGGAAACATGAGTTTTAACCCAGCCGACTACGCAACAGTTGCCGAACGATTAGTGCAATTTTGGCATGACTGCCCAATGGGCCGTATCAACACAGAAATCATTGTTGATGACGGAACACGCATTGTTATTAAAGCATCACTGTATGCCGACAATGACGACCCGTTACCGACGACTACAGGGTTTGCTGAGGAGATTCGTGGCTCGTCAATGGTAAATAAAACAAGTGCTTTAGAAAATGCAGAAACCTCGTCAATCGGTAGGGCATTGAGCAATTATCAGTACCAAGGATCAACAAAACGACCAAGCCTGGAGGAAATGATTAAGGTGCACCGGCAAGACGGACAGATGGACAAATTGGTTTCCGATTTGACCGTAGGTGACACACCCTCAGCTGCGCCTCGCTTGCAGTCTTTCGGGTCTAGCGGCGAGCCACCGACACCTAAACAAATGGCAATGCTTCGAGCCAAGGACTACCAAGGTCAAGCACCGACAACTAAGCGTGAAGCCTCACAGATTATAGAGAAGCTGCTTAACGGTGGCTGAGCTGTCCGAAGCCGAGTTCCAAAAAGCCGTTATCACCCTGGCTAAGTTGCATCGCTGGAAAGTTATGCACACCCAACCGGCACAAGTCCGCCCAGGCAAATGGATCACACCCAACACAGGCGACCAAGGCTTCCCCGACCTAGTGATGACACACCCAATTCGAGGCACCATCTTTGTGGAATTGAAAACTAATAAAGGCGTGGTCAGTAACACGCAATGGGAATGGATTAATGCCCTTGAGGACGCAGGACAAGAAGTCCACGTCTGGCGGCCCAAAGACCTAGACAAGATCAGCGAACGACTAGCGAAAGAACCCAACGATGACTGAGTTTATGCAACCAATCAACCCAATGCGGATTACTACAGGAAACGACGAATGGTCGTTTAAAACTCCAGTATTTGCGATCACCGTACAAGATGAGAAAGTTACCTATCTGACAATTAACGGCAACTTCTACACATCGGAGAAAGTCAAGTTTGCTGAGATGAACATTAACGGTCAATGGGTTGCACTCGAATCCCACAAACACCCAACCATGACCCCTGCAACATCTAACACCTAGCCCGCGTCTAATATGCGTTCCGTCGGGTCAGCCGTGAACACTGACCCGACACCCCCCACAACAACAGCTCCTAAATGAGAGAAGCATTAGCCCTTGTGAGTATCTGAGCCTCACTGTGGGAACACTCGGTAACGAGGGTAGACGGTCGCGCCTAAGCGACCGACCAGCGTTCAAACGTACATTGCGAATGGTTGTCCACCGAAAACAAATAGACAGGCTCCCATGGGCTACTTGCCCTAAATAGTGGGGGACACAAACCACCACACTCTGACCATTTACTAAGGTAACAACTGAGCGGTGTCCTTCCGCTCGGGCGTTAGTTCCCTTGACCTTAGGAGTACCCCGACATGACAGCACGTCACTACAACTCAAAGCAATACAAAGACAACCGCGCTCGAGTACTCGCAGACAACCCAACCTGCTACATCTGCGGCCGTCACGCTTCAACCGTAGACCACCTCCTAGAAATGGACCGAGGAGGCACACACGACATAGAAAACCTTGCACCCTGCTGCACCTCATGCAACTCAAGACGCGGACAAAAATACGGCGAAACCAAAAAGCAAATGAAAAAAAACGGCGACGACTTTTTTATTGCGCCGGCAGATGACCCCGCCCTCTTTTTCGCGGTCTCTTTGGAGGAACTGGCGGGAACTGGCGTGAACCAGTCTGCATTACCGCAGGTCAACGCCTATTTACCGAGACTGGAAACGACCGGCATTGGCGTTTTGTCTTATGGGCCTCAGGTTGTTAAGTGGGCTAAGACGTTCATGGGTCTTGATCTTTTCGAGTGGCAGTCGCACGCGTTGTTTGGTCAACTCGCGCATGATGAGAACGGTGATCTTTTGTTCCGTGAATCTCTGGTGAGTACTGCTCGTCAGAACGGTAAGTCGATTGGGTTGCAGGCTTTGATCGGCTGGTGGTTGACGGAGATGCCGAAGTTGCGTGGTAAACCTCAAAACATTTTGAGTGTGGCTAACCGTTTGGATCGTGCTGAGAGTTTGTTTAATGCGTTGGCTCCGATGCTTGTCGAGTTGTTTGGAGGTAAAGCGATGCGGACGTTTGGTCGTAAGTCGGTTGAGATGCCTGACGGGAGTATGTGGGAGGTTCGTTCGTCCAGTCCGAATTTGCATGGTGGGTCGTATGACTTGGTTGCAGCTGACGAGTTGTTCAATATCTCCGATCGGTTTATGGATGCCATCCGTCCGACAATGATTGCTCGTAAGTCACCCTTGCTAAGTACTTGGTCAACAGCTGGTGACGAGTCGAGCACGGCCATGATTCAGATGCGCGAGATTGCTATCAGTGAGATTGAGAAGGGTGAGCGTTCACGGCTTTATTTTGCTGAGTGGTCTATCGGTGATCGGGATTGGCGGAACCCAGAGAATT